AGCCCAATGCCTTCGTATCCTGAGCATAAGCTGAGGTGTGTAATTGTTTTGGTAATATCCACATTAATAATCTTTCTAATTTGTTTGTTGGTTCATTTAATTAAGAAGTAATAAAAAGGGGAGAGGCATGACCCTCTCCCCCTTGATAGTCAAGCAATCCCTAAAAAGGATCGTCCCCAATGGGAGCCGCTGTGGGCTGATTTGGGATGCCGTCCCTGCGGTATTGCTCTGGCTGTTTGTCCTCATCGAGACGAGTCAAACGGATGTTCATAACAGGGCCAGCTTGGCTCTGGTTCTTCCAAGCCGCCGCACGGTACTTGCCCGGTGCAGTGACTTCTAGTGTTCCTGTGGCGTGAGGCGATGAGTCGGACTCACGTTTGCTTTCTGGGAATAGAACCCCAGTGTTTTCGTTGTTGTACTTTGGCATTTTATTATTGGTTAGAATTCAAAGTCCGCGTCAGCGTTAGCTGTCTGGCTTATCTTCTTGGTTTGTGTTGTTGGCTTTTTGCCGTGATCGTTAGTAGCATCAGCGTCCTTTGTATCATCGATAGCAAAGAGTCCATTGAGTGCGTACTTACGAGCGTAAGAGCTAGCTGACCCAGTAATCTGTGAGTCATCCATACCCTTGCGAGTCTCTGATTCTCTAGCGAATCCATTTGCTTGGATGGTGTATTCACCGCCTTCGGTACATGCTAGCACAGCCATGGCCTTGACGTAAATACGTCCACCTACTTCGACTACATCGTCAGTAATAACAAGTGTGCAGTTCCACTCAGCGAGCAGAGGTTTGACAGCTGTTAGTATATCTTCAGCGGAACGGTAAGCGTACCCGCCGAACTTATTAGTCTGCCCCTTCGGAGCTTTGAGGGATGACTGAATCCCTTTGAGTTTTGAATGAATATTCAATTTATCCATGTTTATGTTTAGTTAGTTCACGGAATAGTTTGGTTCGTTCTGAGGCGTTAGAACATTCCATGAGTTGTTTTCGTTTTGCCCCTAGATCAACTAAAATGCCCTTCTGTTTTTCGGATGTCAAGGCTTTAAATTTTTTTGTAAGTTGAGTCAATCCCACGGGGTGCAATACATCCAGTTGCTCCTGCTCCAGGTAGTCCGCTATGCCGCGTAGCACGTCGGGTAAATGAACCTGGCTGATCTGGCACCTGCGGTAAGCGAAGTTCTCAATCTTACCTAACAAGGCGTTGCCTACCCTTGATACGACACCACGAACCATACCGGACTGATGGCTGTGATCCACCACCCAGTCCGATGTTTTACGCAGTATCAGTGGACAAGTTTTGGGCTGATGTTTGACCCTCCAGTCCTTTAGTTTATTTTGTGGAAGATACATCTAGCTCCGTGAGTAAATCCTTCAGGGCGTTCTTCTCTTGGGTTAAGTTCTTACGTTGCTCCGTCATCCTTTCGATTCTGAAGGACAGAGTCCGTGACTCCTGTCGGATCATATCGATCCTAGTCTGTATTCTTTCAACATTACTTTCTACTTGTGACATACTCATATTATTTTTTGAAGGGACGGAGTTGGCTCTGCTCAAGTGCGTAACCCCTTCCGTAACCTAGATCCTTTATGTTCTTTTTGTTTATTAGTTCCTTCTTCCAGCACCAGCCAACCAACTTTACGGTCCAACGATCCGGTGTGATGCACATGATATACATGTCCACATCGGGATTGTCCTTGAGGGTTGCCAGTAGCTTTCCGAGGGCGTGGTGAGTGCTTTTGACATCGTAGGAGTAACCGTTCATTACCCCATCGGCTGACCCAGTGCGAGGGCTGAGGCCGAGGTCAAAGAATACATTCAAGTGCTTGGCTACGGCATACTCAGCGGTAACGCCCTGGGCATCTATATCTAGCCCGGCCATGTCAGTCTTCTTCATGTCCTTGACGTTGTTGCCTCTGGACAGCACGGACCGCAGGTGTCCTACGTGCTGGCACATCATGACTTCGTCGTCAGTTAAGTTGATCTCAATCATTCCGTGATTCCATTTTTGTATGAACATGTGTCAGTAAGTTTGCGTTCTAAATTTGCCAAGGCCCTCCATGCTACCTTATCCCAATCCTCTTCAACCATGTGTCGAATGAGTGCGTCCAGTTCGTCAGCAGATTTATCCATGTCCCAATGAAGTGGCTTGTCAGGGTGATGCTGCTGGTTGCCTTGGTAGCTACAATGAGACACGGCGGCTAGGGCGTGAGGAAAGTATTTAATAAGGCCAGAATACATTGGGTAAGTCTTGCGAGCCTTAGCGTCAGTTGGTAGTGCGTTCTTCATAATTATTGTTTTACTGCGGGTTGCATTCGTAGCATCCAGTAAAGGTTAGCCGCGGCTTTGGCTACACGGATACCCCACTGGCTCTCTTCATCCGTCCACTCGTAGTGCATATGCTCTGCTGTCTCGCAGTCCACAATGACGGATCTAATCTTGGGCAGGTAAGGTAACTTCTGTAGGTGCATCAGCATAAACGCTTCAATGGCTAGCTGACAGCAGTCCTTCTGGTATCGTTTAGCCTTACCCTTAGTATTAATACGGCACTTGTAGTCCGCGAGAAAGATTCTGGAGTCCTTGATGCCTACGAAATCCACGGAACCGGCAATCTTGATGCCGCCGTGACTGACTATCTTTTCACAGCCCAAGGCTTGGACGTTGTTGTCATCAATCCAGTCCAGAAACGGCATGGCCCACTTGTCCCAGCATGACTTACCAGGGTGTTCGTCAATGCCCAGAACGTGGTGATTTATCATACGCTCTATAGTTCCGTGAACCGATGTGCCGAACTCATGCGATGGGATCAACTCACCATCCTTTGGGTGCGGTCTAGTTCCGTATACCATCTCTGCAAGGTTAGCCCAAGGCAAGTCCGGATGCTCTCTGGCTAAGTCCGTCATCATCCTTGGCTTGTAGACTTCATCAAGGAAGGAGTCCTTGACTATGCCCAGCACTGTCGTGACTGACGGGTAAACATCTGCTCCAGCTTTACGAGCCTGTGCAGGAGTCCCCACCTCGGCCTCAAACTGAGGCTCCGATGGGTTCTGGCAGTTATAGAAGTGACTCATAGTTCCTCTTGGTCGAGGATGAAATTGAGTCCATCGCGGAGTGCATCGAGGTCAGAGCATTCGGTCTTCTCGTAGTCCTGCGTGCATAGAGTCCCACCGTCATCGGTCATGATCACTAGCGTCTTACTATCTGGGCTTACTATGTTGTCCACGAAGCAAGTCCGTAGGTGTCTCTGCGCCATCAGCGCAAGGAGTTGAGTGTCAGTGCGAGGCTCTAGCTCGGTCTGGATCGGCATAATGTACTGATCCCCGGCTTCAAGTTGTCCGATGCGAGCATCAGAGAATCTGCCACGGAGTCCCATGGCTGATACGATTTCATCTTTAGGCAGACCCACGGCAGGCCCATCTGGATACGTATGTATTTTTATTTTCATATGTTTAGTTGGTTATGGTGAAAGTTCAGAATAATTATTAGGATGCAACCTTTTTCTGTCGCTCAATCCTTTCAAAAATGGCACGGTGCAACCAGTCGCAAATAGTTTGGTTCTGTATGCGGCTTTCTAAGTATTTCATTTGTTCCTCGCTCACTCGCACCATGAACGTCTTGCATGGGAGCGTATCCTTAACTTTGGTTACAGGCTCCCAACCCTCAATAACTTCTAGGATCGCGCTAATTACTTGAGATCGTTCAATCTGAAACCATTCTCCACGAATTTTGAAGGAGTCCAGTTTTTTATGAATGGCGTATTCAACCTGACCAGTCGTAGCACCTAACTGTTGCTCATCGACGGCGGCTTCAAACATAATGCTCATCTGAACAGGGTTCCCCGCCTGCAAGGATTTCATTCGTTCCTTAACTGGGCCGTAAGTCATGCCCACCTTAACGTAAGGTCCGCAGGCTATGGCATATATCTTGCCGAATTTATATTGGTCACATCTCATGTTTTTTATTTGGTTCGTTTTATGTAGGCACAACTTTACTTAAAAGCGTGCAGGAAAATTCTAGTAATATGTTGGATCATTCTAGTAACATGGTGGATCATTCTAGTAACATGATGGAGTATACGATTAACATAACTTACATCGGATTTTATATAGGCACACCCCTTTTTATATGTCAAACAGAAGTTTGTAAGTGATTCAAGTTCAACGACATTTAGTTATCTTACACGCTTGTCAGTATGCGGTAAATTAAGCCTTCCCTTAGCCGCGTAGTATTGATTCAGGCTAATCGTGCTGTCCTTTACAATGTCCTTGAGATGCCCGTGACCCATGCGGACTAGCTTGTTTATCCTTTTGGCTTCATCGTTTATTCTTTTGGTATCTTTAGCCTTCTTTGCCTTTAACATCTTCGTGCTGTAAATGCCGCGCCTAACCGCCAGGTGGCGCAGTGCCTCTGGCCTACCTTCCCACGGAGTTCCTAATGCCGCATTTCCCCAACTCATTTTCTCCTGCTCGACTCGTTTGATTACTAGCGATAGCCAGTGAGCCTCGGCCTCTGGATCGACGCAGATTTTTTGCCTGTTCGGTCTACGTTCGACGGCATCGGTTATGTCCGCAGTCTTGAGGAGTTCGTGATATTTTTCTGTCATGGACTGGCAGAAGGCCAGGGTGGATCGTGCTGATTCGTTATACATATTTAGTTGTTGTTAGTTGTTAAATGGTGGAGGTGGGAGGATTTGAACCCCCGTCCTTAGTTCTAGACCAAGTCGATCGCCTTACACCCCCTGTTAGTTGTTGTGCTGCTAGCGGCATCGCTTGGCGGTATCGCTTGGCAGTCTCGTTTGAATGCTAATAAAATTAATAGCTTTGTCTACCAAAAAAGCCCGCACCAGGTAAGGGTGCGAGCTAGTAAATTAGAAGTGCATTCTGTATAGACCGTGGCAAATGCCAATGATGGTCGTGATTACGCTAACGGCTACACAGATGACAAAGATTTGATCGTCGGATAGTTTCATAGGTAGTGCATGATGATTGATACCGCTAGCAGTATCCCGCCAACGACTATGCTCCAGATTACAATATAAGCACTCTCTTCTTGCTTATCTGTTTTCACTAGCCTGTTTTCTTTTTTGATTTTCATAGTATCGTTTATTAGTTTGAGGGTTGCTCTGCAAGGATTGCCGTTGCCTCCTCTTTACACTTATCAAATAAAGCTCGATCTGCTATTTGAGTTTTAAAGCCCTTAGCAGCTCCCATCCATACGGATTCATAGGAACCTTTAGCTTTGCTGTAAAGATCGTGCGCAAGGTCGGCCTGTGCAATATAATATTGAATGCTTTTTTTCATAGTATCGTTTATTGGTTGTATCGTTTATGTTATTGGTTCGCCGGGGATTTCCGTCACCCAAAAAGCCCCGCCCTTGTGAGGCGAGGCTGTGAGGTTTTAGTTTATTTGAATCCATTGACTTGCGCCAATAGGCTTACCGTTGAAATATGGTTCAAAGTCCTTTTGAGAGAACCTTGCCTTTATTCCTAAGACTTCCGCGATACCGTTCAAACGCTCTCTAGTCGTTGGAGTATTCCAACCCGCTAGGGACATGAATACGTTTCCGCTTGGGTCAAGCTCAACTATTTTATTGCCGTGCAGAAAAACAGAAAAACCTGTTGTGGTTGTATTGCCTACCGTTTTACTTATTCCCCTATCAAAGGCTTCCGCGATTTGCTTCGTTACTTTTCTCATAGTTTTTATTAGTTGGTTTGCAAGCAACATGCTTACACCCAAAAAGCCCCTTAGCGAATAGCTAAGAGGCTGTGTGGTTTTCCTATTGGAAGTAAAGCGGTCTTGCCCACTTTTGAAGCTCTTCAAGTGTTTTGAACTCTCCGTCATCCACCGTTATACAACAGTAATACGGATA